ATAATACCAGAAGAAACTTGAACCGTTCCTAATGTTGTAACACCAGAAACATTCAACTGATTTGTAAAGGTGGTTCCAGTAATTGTTACACCAGCACCAAGAGTTTCAAGTTTTTTATTCGTTCCAAAATATAATTGAGCAGAACCACTTGAATCTGCAACTAATGGAAATCCAGCAGATCCATCTACATCAGACCAAATATAAGTAGAACCATATGATCTAATGTTAAGATCAGTTCCAGCATATTCTAAAAATGCTTCATTTGTGGAAGTGCTTTGATAAATTGACAGTGATGGGCGAGCAGGTGCAGTAAATATCGCAGCATTGCCAGAGGTATATGTAAATGAAGATCCCACACTTACATTTCCTGTAAATGTAGAAACACCAGAAACTACAAGACTGCTTGTTCTTATATCTGCTGTGCTTCCAACACTAATACCAGTCAGTTGAGATCCATCTCCAACAAATGATGATGCTGTTACAATACCAAGGGTGGAGTAACCACCATTAGACATTGTAGATACGCCAGCAACTTCTACTCTTTTGAATGCAGTAACATCATTGAGTACATCTAGTTCAGAAATAGTGCTGATACCGCTAACATTAATCGCTTTTGCAAAAAATGTATTTGATGTTACTGTAGTAACTCCTGCGAAAGTAGAAACTCCAGTTACACTTAACTGATTTGCAAATAAAGTAGAAGTAGATGTAGTAACTCCTGCGAAAGTAGAAACTCCAGTTACACTTAACTGATTTGCAAATAAAGTAGAAGTAGATGTAGTAACTCCTGCGAAAGTAGAAACTCCAGTTACACTTAGATTAGTAAGGTCTGTTTGCCCAGATACTGTTGCAATTCCACTTCCTACATTTAGATTTGAAAGTGTTGATTGCCCAGTTACTGATAATGTCGCAGTTGTAGTTATGCCAGAATTATTGATTTGACTTGAATTAACGTTTTCAGTAGTAATTCCAACGGTAATTGTTGCAATACCAGAACTGATATTAGATACAGTAAAATAATCGGCAAAATCTATTTTTGATGCTGCCCCTTTGCTGACTCCATCATCAAGAATAGTTACACCAGAACCAACTGCCGTTACTCCAGTAATACCAGAACCCTCACCAAACAATATCGCAGCTGTAAGGATACCAGAAATATTTACATCGCCAGATACTTGTTCTGATAAAAGTTTTGCTATATTACGTGCTCTAGTCATTGCACACAGTTTTTAGTTATTTATGTACATCAAATAGTCATCAAGTCAGCACCACATGCTTGGAACAACATATAAAACTGCCACAAAACTTCCACTTCAAATTCATGGAATGTTAGATTTTCTTTTGTAGAATCTAATCTTTGACAACTATTTTTATCTACAACGACGGTAGGAACTGTTTCATGTTTTTCTGGTGCAAACAAATACGTCTTACAATTAACATATGCTAAACTATTTGCAATCGGAGAATCATTCCTTGTGCTGATTCCAAGAATCAAATCTGCATGTTTAGCAGCATATTCAATCCACGGAAGATGCCATGGTTGATCTTTAGATAGTGCAGAAAGATGAACAGCATCTGGAGCAAAACAGAATTTACCAAGATACCTATTCATATCACTTGCAACATGTTGGGCAATAGCAAGATTTCCGCCATTTCCAATAATAGCAATACTGTTTGATTGGTTGACCAGTTCAATTAGATCTAAAGAAATCGTCACTGTTTACTCCTTTATCGTCAATGTAAATGTCGCCAGAATATTTTCCAAGAATGAGTTTAGTAAACTTACATCCCCAAGTTTCTAGTTGATTATATGTGTAATTATACCACTTTTGATGAGCATTGTGAATAGATCCATCATATTCTCCCATTCCACGAGCAGTGTAGTAGATAATTTCATGTCCTTCATCAAAGAGTTGATTTATCTTCTCAATGCGATCATAATAAACTTTACCAGTTCCAAATCCTGGATTGTTTACATGTTCACAGATTGTTCCATCTATGTCTACGATGTATTTCATCTTTTACCACTTCAATGTCAGATAAACGATCAACGGCATGTGTTCTTGTTTGAATATTAAATGGTCTTACTGGTACTTTTCCAATAAAACCTAACGTATCAAGACTAGCACAGTCTTCTACCATACGCAAGTCATACTGTCCGAATTTTGAAATCGTATCGTAGTCATAAACGTAAAGACCAGATATGCCAAAAATGTGACGATTGATCATCCATTCTTTTTCTGGATTCCTCGATAACCAAATGATACAATTGTTGTTTACAACTGCCTTTACACAATCTTCATCCGCAAGATCATTTTCATCAATATTGTAAATTGCCTGAACCATCTGATGTTTATGATCAACTGCATATTGAATCATTGCGTCCATGGCAGTCACATTCATGCATGGTTCATCACCTTGAAGATTGACAACATAATCTGGACGACGATCTAACATGTGAGAGCACAGATAAACTCTATGCGTACATGTAGGACATTTTTCAGTAATGATACACTTGTGCCCATAATTTGTCACAACATCATAGATGTCCTGATCTTCAGTTGCAACAACAATCTCATCAATTTTAATACTTTCTTTTGCACGATCAATTACATGCAAAATCATCTCTTTTCCTTTGATTTTGTATAATGGTTTGCCAGGAAATCTTGATGATCCTAATCGAGCAGGAATAATACAAGTAATCATAGTTCAGGAATCAGTTTAGCAACTTCAGGATGATACTCCATTTTATCATACATTTTACACTTCATCTCAAGTTTTTCTATCGCTTTGTCTTTATCATATAACGAAAGAGGAACTGCTTCAGGAATGATTCTACCTGTAGAGTTTCCATAGAACCAATCATCCCACATTCTACCATGATTCTCAGTCAAACGATTTGAATAAAAGTTTAACATGTAAAGAGATTTGAGTAATTGTTCTGGTGTTTCCCTTTTGTGTGGACACAGAAACAATTTGACCATGCTGGATATAATTTCACGATCATCTACATTCTGTATCCAAAGATCTTCAAACTTCTTGTGAATTAGTTCTAGATTGGCATAGGTATCAATCGTACTCTCTTTGTCAAAGCGATAGAAAATATCACCAGGATCGTAATAACGAACGATTGCACCACTATAATATGCATAAAGAGTTGCTGATGTAAAGAGTGGGAAATAAAATAACTTAAACTTTCCCATTGCCACAGCAAGACCTAATTGCCATTCTTCAATACCTGGATCATTGAAAATGCTGATAATTTTCACATTTTCCAATCCTTCATATGCAAAGGCACGATACCATTCATCCTTTTGTTCTGCAGGTGCCATTGCATAAACTGGTTCATTAGAAGTTGATACGATTTGTCTAAAGTTTTCGTAGACAACCTTATTGAAATCAATTCCAGTTGCAATATCTCCCTTTGGAAGAAAGATGCAGATACCTTTTCTTTCTTGCCTTGGAATCAGTGCATCAGCATAAACAAAAGGACTCGCACCTAGGTGAACATAATATGATGGTTTTGTGAGTTTGTTTTGTAAATACTCACTCCAGATGTAAACACTGGAGCACATGAAGTCAGCATAGAACTCTTTACGTCCCATGGTTTCTGTCTGCACCCCAGGAATAAAATTATAATCTAAAAACTGGTCAGTTCCTGCCCAATAGTTGAGAAGTTCTTTAGTTCCAAAACGACTCATAGTTGATTATCATCAGTGTTGAATAGGTTATTCATCTCTTCTTCTGTTAGAATATCTTTTTGATAGAGAACTTTGAGCATCTTGTGCAGTTTTCTTTCAAAGTTTCTATGAAGTTTGAGATCTTCTCCATCCCAATCTGGATTGAATCTCCACCCATCAGTTGGATTGAATTTATATTTTTTCTTGTACCAATTCTTTGGTTCTTCTACATCTTCATGAAGAACGTAGTAGTGAGGTAGATCTGGAATCATGGTATTGTCAATCCACCACTGACCCAGATCTTCATCAAATCTGATTGGGATAAAGTCTGGAAAAAGATATACGCTTTCTTCGTATTCGTTACAAAGGGTCTTCATATTCGCTCAAGATGATGTGATTATTATAGATGAGTTTTTGAGTTATGTCAAATTATGGTATAAGTTTCTACTGCAGATCCTGGTGGTGCAGATGTGTCATCAACAACTACTACGTTATTTACAACAATAAGAACTTTTCCAGTAGTGCCTGGGGCGTTTGGATATGGGCTAGGATTATTATATGTTCCACTTCCACCAGAGGGACTACCTGGAGCTCCATTTCCTGACAGATTTGTAGTTGATGTAATTGTAAAAGAACCAAATCCAGGTTGAGTTACTGTTCCGGAATTAACATATCCTGATCCTCCACCTCCTCCTGCATCATATCCACCATTAGTGCCACCACCGCCACCACCATACCAACCACCGCCGCCGCCGCCGCCTTCGGTGGGGGATGCGCCATTCCCACCTAACCACTGACCTCCTGAACTTGCGCCTGATCCGCCGCCACCGCCGGCATTTTGAGTGGCACCACCACCCCGTAAACCAAAATCTGGAATCTCTACTGCAGTTGTACCAGAAGGTCCACCCCCAGCACCGCCTTGTGCGCTATCATATCCATCATTTCCGCCACCGCCGGCACCGCCAGCAACTCCCAATACATAAGTTCTACCTGTAGTGCCATCTACTGGACCAACAAAAGCTGCAGAAAACCCGCCAGCTGCGCGAGACCCGCCTCCTCCAGTATAAAAATTTCTTGCTCCATCTCTAGATCCAACAATATATCCAATAACTGTTCCTGGATTAGCAGTTCCTTGTATTTGTACCCATCCGCCGCCGCCTGGCGCGCCGCCCCTGCCCGGTGTACCAAACCCACCCCAAAGATAGATTTGTATATTTTTTGGTCCGGAGGCCCCCCTTAATTTTTTTCTATTACCAAATCCAAAAGATTGAGAAATTCTTGATACAATAGGTGCCATCAGAAAAATCCGCCAGAAACAATTCCAAATACTTCGTAATTAGCAGCAGAACTTGCTGAACCAATTGTATTTACTCCAACAAAATTATAAACTGTGTATCCATTGGTGGTTGTGACACCTGAAGTTGCCTCGTTTCTAGAACCTCCAGCAAACTTCACTGCTCTTTCTACACCATTTAGTCTAACAAACGTATGACAACTGCGACCAGTTCCTGTTGTTCTTAGAATTGCAGAAACAGAAATTGAATGATTGTCAAAAGAACTATCAGTTGGAATTCCTTCAACTCTAATTACAACATCAGCAGAAGGATTATCAAAATAGATAATATTTGCAGTGGATGTATATGTGCAGACTCCAACACTTGATGATGCTGATACTCTAACCATCTTTTCTGCGACGTTAGAGAATCTAGATTCATTCGGAATTACAACGTTAGTGATTGTAGTAACACCGGTAATTGTAGTATTACTTAGATTTGCTTGACCACTAATTGTAGTAATTCCACCAGTAACTTGGAGACCGTTTCTAGCAGTAATCAATCCAATTGAGTCTACATTAGTTACATCATCATAAGTCAAAGTACCACCAACAGTTACATTTCCAGCAAATGTTGCTGCAACACCAGAAATATTTCCACTGAACTGTGTTGCAGTGACAACTCCCAATGCATTGATATGTCTTGCACTTAGATCTGCAGTCAAAGAAAGATTAGAACCCGTAGCACCTGGTCCTAATCCAGTGGCACTACCAGCATTAGTTGCAGTGCCATTAAAAGTATTTGCGGTGATGATGCCAATACCAGTTCCATCAATAGAGACAGTTCCAAAATTACCTTTAGATGCCGTAATTACGCCAGAGTTTCCATCAATAGAGACAGTTCCAAAATTACCTTTAGATGCCGTAATTACGCCAGAGTTTCCATCTAGGGTTATACCAATTCCAATATCTATTGGTTGTGATGGAGATGTTCCTAGCCCAGATCCAACTGCTGCTAGATTTGTAGCTTTTGTTATTGCCATTACCGACAAATTTTTTAGTTATTTATCAGAGCAATAATTCGCTTATTCCTACCATTCCTTTTGGAAATATATTGAAAGATAATGAATAACGATCTTTGTTTGATAGATTTGGTTTCACAGAATGAGAAAGACCAGAACTGAATAATAATAGTGTTCCAGTTACAGCAGGAACAGTATAATGTGGGGTGTTATATGCATTGAATTTTGTATGTGTAAATGGGAGGGAAATTTGATGATAAGCATGGGAACATCCCATTGCACTTGCATTATGAAATACAATATCGCCGGAATTTTCTGGAGCATCAATGTAGAGAACTCCACTAAAAATAGATCCTGTATGATTATGCATTACACAATGATGTCCATAGGAATGTCTCAATGCCCATGATCTTCCATAATCAAAAACAAGATCATCATCAATCAGATACACATCTTTAGATAATTTATCAACGTTACCACAAATATGTTGTTTTATATTTGAAAATATTTTATGGTCTAAGATTGATTTGTTTTTTGACCAATCGCCATTACCAATATGAACTGGTTCATACTCAAGATTCTTCACATATTCAACTACTTCATTAGTAATGAGATGCTGAATATGATCAATCACCAACGGAATTGCAAAAATAGGTATAATTTCTGTCATGAGAACGATATATTGAAGGCTACTGAAATTCTCTCTTGATCTGATTTATTTGAGGTGACCGAATGATTTAAGTGGGATGGAAACAATATCATTAACCCTTCTTGAGGTTCAACATAGAACCAATCATAAGCATTAGTTGATTTTTTAAACTCTTCACTATAGTTTGATAGTGTTTTGTACTGTTGAAAACTGCAAGGAGATTCAAAAACTATATTGCCACTATTTTTTGGTACTTTTAACCATAAAACCCCAGATAAGTCACAACCTGGATGATTATGAGAATGATTATAATTTCCCGTATCATTACAATTTAACCACATACTATTCATTTTAGCAGTGGAAAAATTATTGAAAATTTGTTTATTCGCAAAGAAACTTTCTAATTGAGTATCTATCAAACTTTTGATTAGATTGTCTTCTTTTTGATTGTAATCATCTGTTGATTGCCACCCGCCAGCATTTGATTTTTTTACTCCAGATGATTTTGATTTTTCTTGATGCACATATGATATTAAGTCATTTTTATGGTAAGAAAAATTTTCTAAAAAGAAAGTATGAATAATGCAAGGAAAAATTGTAATCATTATTTTTGAAGTGTAAAGACACAGACAAATCTATGTTTTCCTACAGACGGAAAAACATTCGTATGAAAATACTTACCATCAAACAGTATAACCTTTCCTGCCTTTGGAGTTATTTGTTTTAGTATATCTAAACTTTGACCTTGATCAATTGATATGAAGGTAGGACCTGTATCATAATACTTGTCAAATATAATCGTTTCTCCATCACAATCATTCAAGTACATCAAAACAACATAATGATCATCTGTATAATCTATATGTGGTTCCGAAAATTGAGTATCATGATGAATGGTCGAATTTATACATGCTCGTGTTACATTGGAAAAGGAAATATTATGTTTATAGCAAAAGTTTACCACAATACTATAGAAAAAGTCAAAATATACGGATTTTCTTACTTCACCAAGTTCTACTCTTGGCATCAAAGTATGACTAAAATATGGAAATTTTTCTGTAGTATATGAGTGCCGATAATAAAACGGCAAATCTGCATTTTTTAAGACATGATAATCAATTTGCTCCAAAATTTTAGATGGTATTCCACATTCGTCTTCAATAAAAATCATGGGTTATATTGAAATGCTATTGAAAGTCTACCAAAATCATTCATCAAAGGAGTTGGAGGAATGATTTTGTGTTGAATTCTTCCATTAAAAACAACTGCTCTACCTGGTTTTGGTCTTACAATTCCTCCTCTACGAAACTTAGTGCCTGACCCCCAATACCATTTCCAAACGGGATTTACATAAAAAATTACAGTGCTTCCCCATTCGTCGGTATGATATTCAAAATGTTCAAATGGTTTGATGCAGTTTATAGAAACCTTATAAAGATTGTTTGTTTCTGGAATGTTTTTTTCTTTAATTTTATTGTGCAAATAACTTACCAAGGGGTCATCATGCATAATTTCCCCAATCATAGGTTGTCTTATTGTTCTACCAAAGGACATTCTTTTTACTTGCTGTCCTCTATAATCATCAATTTTATTCCAAATAAAATCATCAGTATTCAAAAAACTATAGATGTCTCTGACTTCATCTTGCTTCAAAAAATTATCGTAAATTGTAATCATGATACAAAACTTAACCAACTGGAAATTATATATTTGGTCTCACTCGACGAAGTAAGACCTTTGTGAGCATGTGTCCACTCAGAAGGCCAAATAACAAGTTTTCCTTGTTTTGGTTTTATGAGTTTTTTTTGATGATAGAATAGGGTTTCTCCGCCATCGTGAACATCATTCAAATACAGCATCCACACCAGTATTCTAGCACAGGTTTTAATCGTGCTTCTTTCGCAATGCAACTCATGATATGCTTGTCCTGGATAATACCGTTTGAGTGATATATTTTCTATTTGACCAAAACTGCTTAGGTTTTTTAGAAATGGATATGTTTTTTCATATTCATGCAATTCAAGTTGCAAGGTTTCTAATAAACAATCTAGTTCAGGATGATTTGGAGAAAATAATACTTCAGTACAATCCTTCTTATTTTTATTCAAACCTCCAATAGTTTCTCCATCTCGTTGAAAATTTTTAAGTTCTTCAAATAATGATATCAGTTTTTCACAATTTTCTCGTGAGAGTGCATTATCTTTTTCAAAAATAAACATTATGTGCTTAAATAAAGTCTTCCTAACGTTCCAGCATTTCCAGCAGTTCCTCTCACAGGATCGGATGGATTTCCAACAGTTCCTCTAGATCCGCCAAGATTTGATGGAGATGTTACTGTGGGATGCACATAAGAACTTCCGCCACCGCCACCTGTTGCAGCAAGACAACAAATATCTGGACCACCTTGACCTCCCCAATATCCAGAACCCCCGCCAGATCCTCCACCATAACCAGCACCAGGTCCTCCTTGTAAAGGCCAAACAGTATAACCAGGACCACCACCGTTAGTTGATTGATAACCACTACCAGGTTGCCCCGATGTTCCACCTCCAGCTCCTGCTACCTGCCCTCTGCCACCATCATCAGAATCTGTTGCGCCTCCGCCACCGGCAACTACCCTCGCATTGGCCTGCGAAACTGATGAAGCAAAAACTCCATACGCGCCGCCACCAAGAGAAGGTCCAACAACCCCAAAATTTGAATTCATAATTAAAGTATCTCCCGTGGTTCCTGGCAAATACCCACCAGCAAACCCTCCAGCTCCAGATGGATATCCTTGATTTGGTTGTCCACCACCACCCCAAGCCCTAATTCTAAGATTATATGGTCCCTGAGCAACAAAAGTATGTTGAACTGTTGGTTGAAAACTCAGAGCCCCGTTAGTTACAAAACTCCATGTGCCTGGACCAGAAATTGTTGCTGGAACTGTAAAAGTATCTGAAATTGCGGAAGAAAAAACTTGTCTCCAGGTCCCAGCGTCTTTAATATGAACTGTAGAGGAACTTCTCCAAACTCCACCATCTTTTACATGAATACCAGTTGCGGATCTCCAGGTTCCTCCGTCTTTAATTTGCGTTGCCATATCTTATCAAACCAAATAAGGACCAGATGGTTGTGGTGGATAAAAATCCCTTGCAGAAATCATTGATCGAGTATAAGGTGATACATCACCAATAATTTCTGGCAAATCTCTAAGTTGTTGTCTATACTGCTTAATTTCAGTAGTGAGTAATTTTCCAGTTTCAGTTGCCTGAATAACAAGATAATCTGTATTTTTTAGAAGAAGATCTCTTGTTCCTCTCAAAATGTTCCATTTTTCAGTATTCAATTCTTCATCAGTAAATCTTGTTATTTCATATACTTTAGTGATGGTTAACTTCTTATGATCAAGAATCCATTGATCATCTGGTTTTGTTGCCTTGATTTTAATAGTATCTTCATCACCAACATCTGGTTCAACTACTTTATAAGTTTTCCAAGTAATTGAAATTGTTTTATCATCATCACTAATTGCCCACTCTTTAATAGGATTTTTGATATAAAATTCTTTATCATTTGCTGTTGGCACATCATTAGCATTGGTGATTCTTCTCCAACTCTCATTATAATACAAATAGTCATCATCAACAAATGCACCGTTGTCATAAATCCAACGAGGATGCATTCTTTCTGTATTATAATTAGTTACATATTTTTGTCTTTCTTGACTCTGATTCCATTCATCAGTTAGTTCTGGAAGAACATCAGGAAACCAATACTTTTTGTCTGTTTCTTCTACCCAACTCATTGTTTTTATCCTTAGTAGATGTAGTATATATCTCCGTCAGATCCACCAGTAGGAGATCCTCCAGATTGTACAGTTCTATTTCCTATCGCATTTTTCCCAATAGCAGCACCAATTGATCCAACAGTCATAATACCAGCGATTGACAAATGAGTACCACTAATTGTGACTCCAGTTCCGACCTGAATCTGAGAAGAACCGCCTCTCATTGTAATTGCACTTCCAACCTGAACAACATCACTATTACCATTCAAAGTTATTGAACTTCTGCCAATGGTCAGAATTCCAATAACTCTAGCATTTCCATCAACCAATAACGCAGTTGTACCAATACCAATGGTTACCGTACCCATACCTGCTGAGGTATTGAAAGTAGATACCCCAGACACCGTAATCGTATTTGAAGTTACGCTTGCTAGTGTTGAAAATCCAGTAACTCTGAAGTGTGTTGAATTGGACTGAGTAAAAGTTGTAATACCAGATACATTTAGATTTCCACTCAATGTAGACATACCAGAAACTACAAGAGTGCTGGTACTTACATTATCAGTAGCAGCAATTCCAGTAAGTGCAGATCCATCTCCACTGAAAGAATTTGCTGTGATGATACCAGTAACATTTAGATTTGTTCCAGTTACTCCTACACCAAGAAATCCGCTAACAGATGTGGAAACTCCGGCAGTTGATGCATATGTTGCAATGCCTGCACTAACCGCGACAGAAGCAATGCCCGCACGAACTGCTTCAGTTGCAATACCTGCTCTAGTCGCTTCGGTGGACATTCCAGCACGAACTGCTTCAGTTGCAATACCTGCTCTAGTCGCTTCGGTGGACATTCCAGCACGAACTGCTTCAGTTGCAATACCAGCTTTAATGGTAGATTGAACAGTGGCATTTAATAATCCACCAACTGAGAGATCACCAGAGACTTGGAAATTTCCTCTTACGACTTGATCACCATCGCCATTCAGAACATCAGCAACTACAAAATTTTCATGTATGACAAACTCAATAACATCATTTTGATTTGCTGGAGTAATTAGAGTTATTGTTGCCCCATCTAATGCAACAAAATCTCTTTGTCCAACTAACTTCACACCATTACGATATACATCAATGGCATTGATATTATAACCACCACTAGGCAAAAAATCTACCTGTCCAGCAGTGGCTAACACTGATAATCTTATATTATTTTGGGTTCCAGTAAAACTAGATTGTTGTCCTAGGTATCCCATGTTATCGTTTTTTAGTTATTTATCATCTCCAACATCAAAAGAAATCACATCAGATCCTTCAAGACCACAAAAAGGAACTGTATCAGCAGCAAAAATCATATCTTCACCATAAGAACTCAAATAATTTGGAAATTCAAAAATACCAGTTGCATTATCAGTTTCGGGAAACTCAATGACTTTATCTTCAAGATCTAGATTATCAATATAATCCATAATATCTGAGATCATTCTCCATTTTGCTTCAGTTTCATACTGTTCATGGTCTCCGAGATTGAATTGCCCCAGATTTGCATGAAAATTGTAATGAGTTTGAAGATAGGACTTAAGTTTTTCGTATTTAGACATAATTACCTCGCAGCATCTTTTGCACAGTGAGCACGTTGTCCATCAGCAAGAACATAATGGAAGAAAATTTGATGATAGTACGTATCATCATTTCTCCTCTTCCATCTACCTATTATATTGCCTTTATGTCTAGATGGCAAGGGATCTCTCCAGTGTGGTCGTTCACACCCTTTGTACAACAAACCATCTCCTGGTTCCAAACAAAGGGATCTCTCTTCTCCACCAACAGTTTTGATTTTGAATGGCCAGCATTCTTCTAAATTAGTGCTAACATGAACACTTACAGAAATTTCGCAAGCATCACGATCGGCATGTCTTTTTAGTTCTTGCCCAGCAAAATAAAATCTATCATAGTAATACGTATTATACAACTTACGTCCAATTATTTCCTCTAATTTCAAACGAATACCAGAATGAACTTCTCTGTATTGGGGATGAGTATAAGTTGCAATAGAACCTTCTACCTGTTCTTCTAATGGAATATGCTGATATTGATCTAAATTTTTTCCCCAGAAGTTTATTTGCCCTCTGATCTCAGGAACTGACCTATGCAAATCAATAGAATTCCAAAGATTTTTAATAACTAAGTATCCATCATTTTCAAATTGATCATTTCGAGTCCACGCAGTTCCTGTGTTTTGTCGTTCTTGCCATAGCAATTGCTCTTCTGTCATTTTTTCTGCCATAATTTACCTCACTTCCAGCGGGGTCCAACCGTCCATCCAACAAGGGATTTGCGGGTTCCTTTTGTAACTTTTAGAACTCTATGTTGTGTGCGAGAATCAAATAGAATTACAGTGCCACGCTTACGGGGAGCAATATAACTATTCCCTGCTTCATCAAGCAGTTGTAAGTTTCCACCTTCATAATCATCAGGGTCACTCAACTGAACTACAAATGAAAGTTTACGAACCATTTCAATTTTTTCATTAAAATAATCCTGTGCCAAACCTTCAGCACGATTTCCAACTGCTACTGGTTTGTATTGAGTCGAAAGTCCTGCGTCATTATGCCAACCATAGAACTGTCCCTCAGTATATTTTGTAAACTGCATTGATTCTCCATCAATACAGTGAAGGTCATAAAGGAAGTTCTCACGATTTGCTCTTTGAATATAATGCCACACAAATCCACCAACCCAATGAGTGGTAGGAATCCAGGCGTTTTGTGAGTTTCTTTTTTCTTTATTGAGAGCATCTCCATGAAGTTTGGAGTCTGCCATTTGCTCATCAAACTTTTCTGTAAGATCTCGTTCGATGATGTGTACAACATCATCTGGTAGATCACTAAAATACCAAACTGATTGAAATGCCATATGTAAAAAGTTAAATTAAGTTTGCTTCCACAGTGAAGAAAATGGGCACTTACCGTTTTCAGATCTTTTGGTTCTTTCTTTGATCAGATTCCATGAATGAAAAGGGTGCCATTTTTTTAGTTCATTATTTTGAATGACTTTTTTTGATATTTCCTCTGACACCTCTTTTTTGACCAACTTTATCATTATATCATGTTGATTCTTTTTTGTAAATCTAACATTGCATAATGGCGATCCTCTGTCAAGAAATATTTCTTCATCTTTCTTTTTTAGAAGAACTCCAATATTTATTGGTCTCTCCCAACAAGATACTGGAAAAGTTCCAGATATTAAATCCAACCCTTTAGAAGTTAATGATGAATGGGGAATTTGCTCAATCCAAAGATCTTCTTCTTCAGTCCAAAACAAAAAGGATAAAAGCATTTGAAATTCTGGAAATTCCCCATTATTCCAATCTGAATGAATTTGAAAATAACGATCAAAATTACTCTGCGAATTAAAATCTGCATTCAAAAAATTAGAATTTGAATTGTACTTTATTTTCAGAGGAAATTGTTGATATAATGTAAAGGTATTTTTGTAATATTCTTTCCAACCAGGACATTTAGAATGTTGATATCTAGAATCATAATCTGAAGTATACTTTTGAGGTGAAATAAAATAATCTTCAGGAAGACAATTTCTATTTTCTGGATCAAAGGATCCAATAGAATAATCATAAAATACTTTTACAGTTTTCATAATTTTTGAAAAAAATCAAATACTTTTTTTGGTGGTTCTACTTCAAACTTTTTGATTTTATTGGAAAGAGATTGATATGCACCATCATTCAAAATAAGATCTTCATTGATGACAAAATCGATAGATTCTACTCTTTCGTGCAGTAATCTCAATTTTTTATAAAGATTACTGGGAGTTTCTAATAAATCTAAAGAAAGAAACTGATATGTGAGAAATTTTTTTTCATCCGTTAGTAAGTCATCTGAAAAAATTTCTTCCAAATATTTCATACCTTGATTCCATTCTTCTCCTTTATCACTTGGAGCATAATGTTTATGAACATCTTGTTCTATTAGGTTACTTACTTTTTTATGAATATTTCCCTCATCATAAAATTTTACTTTAGACCCACAAAAACCAGCATACACAACTGTGCTGCAAAATATTGGAAAATATAAAGTTTTTGCTTTTTTTATGAGTCTTATTAGTTGATCCCCCCAGGAATCGTCATGTTGTCTGTGAGATATTTTATAAAGATTTTTTGGTATTGCTGATTTCCAAAAGTCTATATCTGATGGGAAAGAGATGTAATATGTTTTATCATCAAGAGAAAGATTGCCTAAGGATGTTATTATATCATGCTTTTTCTCTTCTGCCAACTCGGTGCTCCAATCTGATCGTGGCAAAAACACAATATCAACTTTTTCTTCCTCTTTGTAAGAAACTTTATTAAGTTCAAGACCATAGCAAAATGGACTTACACCAAATATCGCATCGTCTGGTATTTTTTTTATTACTTGGTTTCCCCAAAAATATTTGGGAGGATTATACATGATATAATCATAATCCCAATTTTGAAAAAAATTTTCTTTTGCTATCCCAGGAGTAATTTCATATTTTAAGGAATGTGTTACACCAGTCCAATTATCCAAATATAATTTCTGACCGTACGCTGGATGATTGGTAATAAAATTTTGCTTTTTCATAACAAAAATAGTAGTTTAACCGTTGTCTGCCTCTGCTTCTTCTTGGGTTCTAGTTGGTGCTATGTAATATTCAGATTCAGGATCAGTGTCACCTGTTGGAACCATAGATTCTCTATATACAACCCACGAAGTAGTTTCTTCATCCCATTCATATAATTTATACGTGGTTTGTATTCCTATTGGTCCACCAAGAACCACAAAAACTTCTTGTGGTTTTTGAACGGGAGGTTCCCATTCGATTTTATCTCTATTCAGAACCCAACTTGGATATGGAGAATCAGGAATAAACTGATTCAGTTCACTATCATAAGTTATACCAATTCCACATGGTCCAGGCATATCATCATCTCTGTAATTAGTATATTCAATCCAACTTGAAGGATCTCCAGACTTTCCAGAAAGTATCCAAGACTCAGTAGCAACTGTGATCTCAACAACCTTTTTGGTTTTTGGATCAATTTTTGCCCAATTTTTAGGTTTTTCCTGTGTCATTTTATCAAAGTTTTGTAATATTCGTTTTCACGACAAACCATGCAGCACCATTACTACCTGAGGTATATGATGATCCATTCCCCGGAGTTCCTCCACCACCTGCGGCATAACTACTGGCGGCCGCGCTGGCAGCACCACCACCAGATCCTCCCGGGGTTCCAGATGGAGAGGCGGCACCAGGAACAAAAGTGCCATAACAATAACCATCAGGTCTTTGAGTTCCTTGACAGTAAGAAGGACCAGGGGTCCCGCCACCGCCGGCACCACCACCTCCGATTGCTTCAGGAGTCGGTAGCGTAATAGTAAATCCCGAACCTCCTGCGCCACCACTACCATTGGCATTCATTCCACCGCCGCCTCCTCCAGTACAACCAACCGGGGTTGCGTTAGATGTTCCTCCACCAGATCCTCCTTGCGATCCTGGTCCAGGAGATGCATTAAATCCAGCTCCTCCACCACATCCACCAGGTTGACCATTGCCTCCATTAGTACCACCTCTACCACCACCAGTAGCAGTTCTTCCAAAAAAGGATGTATTGCCACCATTTGCACCAGAACCGCCGCCGCCACCAATGGTTAGTGTTTGAGAATATGAACTAACAAAACCCACAAAACCACCGCTAGCATTTTTAGAAATTGGTGAGATTGTATTATTTGATTTTATAAAGGAAAATTGTGGAGCAGTTAGATCACTATTTCGCGTGGGAGCTGGTGTTATTGGACCATTTCCAACAAATCCTCCAGCTCCTCCTCCACCATGAGCACCGGACCCACCTCCTGCGCTAATAAAATATTCAATAGAATTGGATCTAGAACTAACTCTAGTAGAATTACCAATTACATCGTCTGCATGTCTTGAGACATATCCAGTTCCATTGGAAACTTTCCAATTTACAGTAGTATTAGACGTTGCCTTAAAATATGAATTGCCACCAGAAGACCCCAAAGAAGATGAAGGGGAGTCAATTCTAAAATCAAACACTCCACCAGTTTCAAATCTTCCACTCAATCTATTCTGAGATCTGAGTCTTCTATATTTTTTATTTGACATTTTAGATACCAGTCTAAACTAAAATTAGTCAGTCTTCAATAGATTCGTAAGAAGCAACTACATCAATAACGTTAGAAGCAGTAACAGATTGCACAACTAACGATTGATCTTCTGTAATATAAACGCCAGATGCTCTATCGAGAACAACAAGAGAAGTTCCAGTATCGATACCTACATTTTTCTGAATATAACGTGTTGTCCCACCCCCCGCAGCTTTATCATTCATACCAACATGAACATAGTTAGTTCCTGAATTAGCGGTGTTTGCTACGATTAAACTAGTAACTTTATAAGATGCACCGCTTGAACCGGGATTGCTTATAATACTTGTTTGGTTAGTATTTGATAATGTAGTAAAAGTAGTTACTCCTACCAGAGTTGTAATTCCAACAATATTTGGTGCAGCCATGATTTTTAAAGAGAATTAGTTGTAGAGTCTTTGGTTATTTATATCTATGCTCGGTAATAATTTCCAAAGAGCATACCCCAAGCAATATTTGCTGATATTGATGTTGCAGATCCTCCAATTCCTGTCAGATTAGAACCATCACCACTAAATTGAGTTGCTGTGATAATGCCACTGACATTGATATTGCCATTTACAGTTAGCTGTTGCCCACTTGGTATGATAGCTCCTTTTTCAAAGATTACCGCACCATCATTATTAGAATTTACTAACGTATCTACTTTGATTACAGACATTTTAAACCCTCACCAAAACGCGAGCTAGACTTGCAGACTGTAGCACAACAGGTATATTAGTTATACCTGCTCCAGATCCAACAAATGATGTTGCAGTTATAATTCCTGAAATTGAAAGATCTCCATCTGCAGAAAGAGTTTGTCCAGATGGAATAGTTGCTCCCAAAGAAACAATTACTGGACCACCAGTTTTTGATTGTATAGAGTCAACTTGAATTTGTGACATTTTTTAAACACTCCCTGTTACAAATGGTAGTCCAATTGCAATAGATCTTGGTATGCCCAAAATTCCAGTAAGTGCAGATCCATCTCCATGAAATTCTGTAGCAGTACAAAAACCTACATTTGCATTTAGAGATCCGTCGATTCTTTGTCCCAATGGAATTGTTAATCCACTAGAAAGTTCAATAGGACCATCATTGGCAAAATTAACAATACCGTTTACTTTTAGTTGTGACATAATTTTCAGATAACAGTAAAGGTAACTCCAGCACTAACATTAATTGTTCCAATTCCTGATACAGCAACTGGACCAACCATCATATAATTGTAATTACTGTTAGCAAGAGACACAGGAGAAGTGACTAACTTTATGTTGGAAAATGCAACAGCGGATACAATACCAACATTAAGTTCATCATTAAGAGACACTTCTTGAAGTTGTCCAGCACTATCATTGTAAATAATAGGATTTCTTTGTGCCATAACTCTGACTATTTGACTTTATTTATTATTAGAGGATAACTGTTCCAATCCCACCACCGCGAAGTGTGATAGGTAAAGTAATAGTCACAACAGCAGTTTTAGCACCACCAACATCACCAGTTCCAAGAGCAGTAACAGCAGCTCCAATAAAATTGAAATGTGTAAATCCAGTTCCAGTTAGAGTGCTAAAGCTATTTGATGAAACACCAATAGCTCCTCCACCAGAAATGGAAATATCAACAGTACTTCCATTGACAGCAAAAGTATTGCCAGCACCAATAAAATTGAGTGTAGTGACACTATCTGCTTTGATTGTGGTTCCAGCAGATGCAACTCCAACTGGTCCTAATGTCAAATTGAATGCCTTATAGGCAACCATTTCAAGTATATCGCCAGCAACGGCATTTGAAATGACGTTTACCGTTCTACCATCTGCCGCAGAATAATCTTGAGCATCAACTAATTTGATACCATTCAAAAATACATCCAAATAACCTGGCGTATATCCAGAATTAAATGTTATGATTCCAACTGGACCTGTGGCAGTATGAATTTGCCTGGCAACAACTACCGGAGTTGAATCTGGTTGATTGCCGACGTATCCAAATTTTGCCATATCAAGTTACTCCTCTGAGGAAACTGAAACTTACATCAACTGCTTCATTTCCATTTACCGCAACTGATAATGTACTTCCAACACCAACCACGACTTTTCCAGCATCAGAAATAACAAGTGAAGATCCTTCTGGAATTGGAACGTTATGAACAATATTCACGTGCTCATTGTTTGCTTGAGAGAGAATCAATGATGCTCTCAGTTGACTATCGGTATTGTTTGCAAAAGTTCCAGCAACAACGATTGTTTTTTCTGTTGGAGTATCAATGGCAGTGACACTATTAAATCCAACAGTTTGAGTCGTAGCAGCAGAAACGTTACTTGATGTAGAATCAACTGTCACAATTCCACCTGTTCCAAAGTTAGAAGCAGTGTTGATAGTTGTGACTCGTGTACCACCAATAAAAAATGGATTATCTACAAGAGCACCAACAGCCACATTATATGTGGAAATATTGGTGATTCTATCGGTTGCAACTCCAATAGATGCTGTGTAGACCGTTGTGGTCACACCTACTCTTCTTACAGATTTGTTTGCAAATGACTCTGCCATTTTTTTAGATCCTTTTTATTAGTTATAATATTATGCACCTAGAGCAATAGCAAGACCAATAGAAATACCACTGGATTGGAAAGTAACCGTAGTAATTCCAGAACCACCATCAGATTGGTCAACACGAACTGATGCATTCACAGGAACAAAGTTGATTGTCGATGTTGCGGTACTAACGGTTGTACCTTCAGATTGAATACCAATTGCAATACCAGTTCCACTAAAGCTACCAGAAAAATTGGTAGCAGTCATGTAACCAGTTACATTGAGACCTGCTGGACTTGCAATAATATTATCAAAACTTGCTAATGATTTACCAGCACCAACGACAACAACAGCACCACTATTTCCTAAAGTGGAAATTGTAGTAATGCCAGTCACAGCAAGACCTGCTGGGCTTGCTATTACATTATTAATACTCGCTAATGATTTGCCAGTACCAACAGTAATAACACCACCAGTGTTACCTAGGGTGGAAACAGTGGTTACACCCGTAACTTTTACATTATCCGCAAAATCAACAAGATTGGAAAAGGTAGAAAATCCAGATACTCTTAGATTTCCTACAACAGAAGTTAGTCCTACAAAAGTAGAGAATCCTGTTACATTAACATTTCCATCAAGATTGACATTATTTTGAAACGTCGTAACACCAACAACTCTCAGGTTTGATATTGAGGACATCCCCAATACATTGACCTGATTTACAGCGGTAGAAAATCCGCTTACAACTAAATTGTTATTGATCTGGGTGAATGGCAGCGTGGCAAATCCAGTAACTCTTAGAAAAGAAGTTACTACATCTGTTGCCGCTATGGCACCTTGAACGTCAAGTTCGACCGTTGGGAGCGTGCTTCCAATACCAACCTTATTTGTTGTAGAATCGGCAAAGATTTGGTTAGTATTAACCTCTAGACCGTTCTTGACGACAAAGTTTTTGTTAATTGCCATTGGAGTTCACTATCCCCCCAGTCTATACTCTATTTAGTAAATTCTAAAGGCAGCTTCTCTAACATGAACATTTCCAATATCGTCTCCAGTAAACCAAACTCTACATTGTCCCAATTCTTTTTGAACAAAAGAAACTTTCATGTTTGGTAGTATGATACTAGAGACACCAGCAATAGTTGTGCTGATAAACGTAAAAGCAACAATATAATCAGTATTTAAGAAAGGTTCTTGAAACTTAATCAAATAATGATTTTCTGGTAATTGATTATAATCTGTGCTGCGGGTGCCCTCATTTTGAGGTATAATGGTTGCAATAAAGTTGCCCGTATTTGTGTAGTTGAATACAGGAGTAAATCCTGCTATTACACCTGTCGTATGATACCAAGAAGCAATATAATTTACAAATCCAGTTTTTCTTATTCGAACACTACCCCGTTTTCCTTGAGGATTTCCACCTAAGGTTGTTGATAGTACTGTAACTGCACTTCCAGCCCACCCAGATCCACCACCTCCGCCGCCATTGCTACTTGATCCAGAGTATCCGCCTGTTACTCCAGATCCACCTGCACCTCCATTATTAAATGCAAAAGCACCATTATTTTGAAGATCATCTGCTGTCAGTTCTACATTGCATGATAAATTAGAGCTACCAGCTGCAGATAAACCACATCTAGTCATTGTTCTAGTCACATTTGCCTGAGTATAATTAGAAACACTAATAAATTCTCCTGGAGTAACAACTCTACCTCCGCTGCCACCATTTGATCCAGTACCATTTTCTCCAGCAACATTAAATCCACCGCCGTCGCCTCCTTTTATTCCAGAAGAGGAAGATCCTCCTCCTCCACCAACAACCGCCAATAAAGTTCCACCTCTTTTTATATACGTTGGTCCTCCACCATTAAATCCACTGCCAGAAGATACTCTTCCGCCGTTTGGACCATTAAAAGAAACATCTGGTTGAGAACCATAATTATCATCACCAACTCTAAATGTATATAATTGAGATTGTTCAAAAGTTCTTCGAAGAGTACCAACTCCACCTTGTCCAGGATTAGATCCAGCGCCAGAAGAACCCCGCAAAGTAATATCTAAAGATATATCCTTTTCTTTTGCAAATACTCTCCACCACCCAGATGATGGAGTGTTAAATCCATTGTTTGCATCTGGACCAAATTCATATTGTTGAGTTGCTATGTTCCAGTCAATAATAACAGGACTGGTAAAACTTCCATCAGAATAAGCGTTAGTTCCGTTCGAATGATATACTAATCTAAGAATATCTTGAGGTGCTCTAAGAGTAAGAGTAAATGTTTCTGATGTTACTGGATCTGCAGTTGGATGACTTACTACAACATAATACGTACCAGCAGTTGCTGTTAGAATATTAGATATCCCATCAGTCAGAGTGGTTAAGAGTAAATTGCCATCTCTATACCAAGAATACTGAAGTAATGTAGGATCTCCAGAAGAAATAGTTGCCTTTGCAGTGATGGCTATAATTGTACCAGTTGCAAACTCTTTTGTTATTGCCATTTTACTAATTTGGTTTTGTTACAATAAACCATGACTGTGCAACTCCAATATCTCCCTTAGAAATATAAAATCCAGTATACACAGTTTCATCAAAAGTTGAAGCTGAAGTCATTCGAACTTGAATGGTACTGCCATATTGTGCCGACAAACTTTTACCAGTTCTTCCATCAACAACTAAAGATGCTGTAGGTCCATCAACAGACACAGTAAATCCTGTACATGATCTATCAACATCGGTCAAACTAAATGATTGACTATAGACAGTATTGAGATTTGCATTACGAATACCAACTAAATTATAGTTTGCATTTAGAGGATTACAATTTGGAATAACAGGTGCAGGTGCAGGTGCTGGAGCAGGTGCTGGTGCTGGAGCAGGTGCTGGTGCAGGTGCTGGTGCTGGAGCAGGTGCTGGTGCTGGTGCGGGTGCGGGTGGCGCAGGAGTAGGAGGAACATCCCCATCTGGTTGTTGAGTAATTGTTATCTGACCCTTTACCTTTAGAATAACAGTATTAGAAGCCAAAGGAGAGTTTGATGCCCCTGGTTGAAAAGTTTGTATGCCGACTCTTGTTGGGTCTGGATAAAATATTGAATACTGAATTAAATTTTTACCATTATAAACAGTATCTGTCATATTTGTCAGCGTTAGTTGTGTACCGATACCAACAACAGATCCATTTATCCTCCATTCATAACCTAAAGTTCCGATTCCTGCAACAAGATAGTTGACAGTAGACACTCCTGTAAATGTAGCAGATCCACCATAAGAAATTGTTCCAGGATCATTGATCTGAGTTACATACGTCAGAAATGGTGGGTTTATTCTGACGGGTGTAGATACTTTTCTATGAAATGCTAATGGACTCATCCGAAATTCTGTCCTCCAGGTACGCCATAGAATGAAGATCCACCATCAAATGTTATAAACGAATATATATCAGTTTTATTTGCGGTGGTAGTAACAATTGGAATCACAGAACCAGACCAGTAAACTGGTATGTTTCCTCCTCCAGAATTTTTGAATGTATCAATACCAACTGAATATCCGCCAGTAGAATCTTGTGTTATTTTCACAGTGAATGAAGAAGAATCGCTAGGTGGATTTAGAATCTCAAAATTATTTACAATTGAGGTAATATTGACATTGAATGACTGTGCCTGAGAAAGATCAATAGTAACCACATTTCCTACTGGAGCAACAGTCGCTACTGCCTCAGAATATGTCTTGAATCTGGCACTTCCATCAACATCAAATCTAGCTCTTGGAATTATGGTTCCAACACCAACGGAGGATCCAGATGCATGGAATACTGTTCCGCCAACACCAGCTCTTAGAGTTGTAGTCGCGGTTACAATACCAGCATTGATTGTACCAACACCAGAAAGTGCGTATTGATTTGAGATAAACTGACCGTTTACGTCTAAGATACCTCTTGCAACAGAAGTTCCAACTCCGATTCTACCAAGAGTATTAATACCAACAAATTCAGTTCCAAATCCAGATTTGATTGCAAATGCTTTAGCAGTTTGAGTTGTTGAATATTGGACTGTTAGTAATGCATCAGGCATTGTGCTACCAACACCAACAAAATTATTCAATCCAGTATGAATACCAATATTTGCACCAACACCAACTTCATTTCCTACCCACTTAGAATCATTTGGCAAATTCGTAATATTTGAACCATTACCATAGAGGAATGCTGCGGTTACAAAACCAGAAGCATAGATGTTGTTGACTACGTGCAAATCATATTGTGGTCTGGTGGTTCCAATGCCAAGAGATCCGCCACATGAAACAATAACTCCTGAGCGACCTGCAGCATTGAATCCTGACTGAGATTCTGTTCTACCAGATCCAATAACAAGTTGACATCCACCTGTAGTTTCTGTGGCAATGCCAATACGATCAAATATTCCAATACTCTCAGTGCTTGAGGCACTAACATTACCCCATCTATACCAATCATTATCTGTAGTATAGACCCATCCAATGAATCCACCTTTTGCTGGGTTTGCATTGAATACAACATCACCAGAATTACCAGCAAGAACTGGTTGAGAGATTCCTACAGTATAATTTCTAGAAACAGTAGTATTTCCCTGTAGATATAACGAAGTTGCTTCAAGACCACCAGGAGCAGTAGAAGTTACTTTGTTATTGAAGATAACAGGCCCATCAAATTCAGAAATAATATTTCCATCTGGTCCACCCTCTACTCTAATTGATCTTGAAATTGTAACTTCAAGAGGAGTTAGAACGTCAAAACCAACACTAACACCCGTTTCGCCAACATCTTCACCAGTTACAGAAGGAATAGGAGCATCAAATACTTCTTCTTGACCAGTCGCTGAACTTACCTTCTTATTACCAATATAGAAATCACCATCATTATTCATACCAGTGTAAACGTTTACACCACCATCAACTTTGGTTGATTGTGAAAGTAATTCTTCTTGAGGTGATAATCTTCTATCAATTCTCTCTGGTAGAGCAGTTGAGTAGTTACCAGGACCAAATCCAACATATTCAAATGTATGTCCAGAAGCACGAATGATAGAGTTTCTACGAAGTTCTATCGGCAAACATCTAACTTTTTTAACAACGCTGTCTAGTGGATGTGAAGATGCTTTAGTTCCAAGAATTCCTCTAAAAACCGATATAGGATTAGAAATATATCCACTAGACGCATCTACACTACTTGTAGATGTTGTGGATTTAATTCTCATCAACTCTTCATCAATTTGAATAAAGTCGCCAATATTCAGATCAAGATTTTCAACATTTTGAATATAAATGTCTGTTATCGTGGAGTTGGTAATTTGTGCAGATAATGTTGATGTAATACCAGCATAGGCATATGTCATTCTGCCAGAAATATTCTCATCGTCACTTGTAATAACTCCACCCTGAGAACTTGTTCCATAATTATAAATTTCAGCAGTACCAGTTGCAGGAACCGTTGTTCCAATTCCGATAAAGGAAGTAAATGAAGTTACACCTAAAACGTTTGCAACAACAAAATCACCATTATAAAGTGAACTACTTGCATTTGCAATTCGTATCTTATTGTCAGCATATAATCCATGCTTTTGAACTGTTGCAAAAGTTGCAATTCCAGATCCAGCATCGTAACTAAACCCACTAATATTAATAACAGGTCCTGTAAGCTGAATTGTTGTATCAAGTGTTGCTTCAGATCCAATACCAATTGTATTGGCAGATCCAACTATAGTAGAAGAAGTTACTTGGATTTCTTTATCTTTACCAACAGCAATTCCACTAATCTTATAAAGAGTATTATGAGATTGATATATTGCTGAGGTTACGCCTTGAACATCAAGACATTCCCCAACTGAATTATAAATTTTCTCTACACGAATAACTGCATCAGATGATCCAGCAAGTTTTGGTAGGTTGGTAACAGTCATTGTGTTACCAATTGCATAAGCAGAACCACCATCAATAATCTTAATGTCTGTAATTCCACCAGCAGGATGAATAGTTACTCTTGCAGTAGCATGTTTTCCTACAGTAGAACCAGCAAAACCTACAAGTTGTGCATTATAATAAGATTCTGTAATACCAGAACCAACTCCGTAGTTTGTACCACTGTTTGCAATACTTACGGAAACAATTCTATTCAGACCATGATCAATCTTCGTGAAAATGGTATGTGCAGTTCCAGCAGAATTTGATTGAATATCAGTGATTCCTAATCCAATATTACCAGCAAATTCAATAACTTTTCCAATTTCAGTTTCTTTGGTCAGACTGTTTTGTGGATCATTAATTGAAACCTCTCCAATTGGAGTTGGAAGAGCGAAAGATCTTGCTGATTCAGGATCTGATACTGGATTATCTCTATTTGTCTGAGGATAGAAATATTGAATGTTTTGACTGAACTTCTCATTAGTAAATGGACTTACAGTTGGAGAAATGGAATTTTTAGATAAAAGTATGTGATAGACACCATCCTGTTGACCAGCAATGTATGTGTTGACTTCTGTTGATCTGTAAATACTAAACGTTTGATTTGCTTTTACTCTCTTGAATCTTGGTAAAGCAGTCGTTCTCAATGAAGTTGAATTTGTAAATACTCCAGGGTTTGTGTTTAGACCAACAACAAATGACTTTGCACTAGTAACACCGACAACCGTATAGTCTCTGTTGAAACCTGTTCCAGCAGTACCGGTGGTATTTGTGGAACTCGTGACATTAATAATGGAAACATTTGATCCAACAGTCAAACCATGTGGTTTTTCTGTGTCAATATATGCAAATGGTGAAGAATATCTACATGTAGAAATGAAACTTGGATTTCTTAGTTCACTTAGGTTAGATAATGTTTTGCCTGTAGTTGAATACAGATATGTAACTTCATTATTATTGAGTGCCCCAGTATCATTTGACTCTTGAATGACATAACCATCTACAGGAGGTCTGGCTGATGTAATTCCACTTCCAGATGGGATTACATATCTTGCACGATAGACAGTATCAAGTAATGCTCTATCATCTTGCTTTCTGGTGATGTAAGTTCTAGGTGTAGAGTCCCCAAGAACAGAGGTTCCTAGACCAACAACCTGAGAGAAGAATGTATTATCTGTAGAAGACGTTGATACATTTACATACCATTGATTATTTGCGATATCAAATTGAATTGGGTGACCAATATCTCCTGAATTTTTATCAGATACTCTTGATTCAATATTCAATACGCCACCAAGACTGTTGATTCCAATTGCTTCAGCAGCAAGAGCAGAGTTGAGAGATGTCGCTACTTGAATCTGATTATTGCCAGAGAAAGAAGCATTTGCATTTTCTTTCGTAATTGCATAATAAACTCGGTTGTTTCTCAAACCATCAGGAAGAGCACCATTATCAGAAATAATACGAACTGATTCACCATTGATAAAATTATGATCTGAAGTAAGAGTTAGAATATTTGAAGTAATACTATTAAATCCAACTGCTCTACCAACATATCCAATTTTTTTGGAAGTATATTGACTTGTAGTAATGCCATTGATTGGCATTGTGATTCTTGCTTTATACTCAATAGCACTACCACCAACGTTTAGTTGTACTTTGAGTTCATCGTTTTCTTTTGCACCAAATCGGTAACCTTCAATTACGTTTTGAGGTCTTTGGTCAGAGTTATTTTGATTATATAAGTATAGTCTTCCAGTAGATCCAACACCAACAGCAGTTTGATAAACATCAATGGAATTAAATTCTACTGATGTTTCTGTAGTTTGAAGTTCTCTAGGAGGAATAACATGAGTCAAATAACCAATATCATCCTTTGCAAAAGCATCACTCTTGAATCCTTTTGATAAGAGTGATTTTGCTCCAAAGTTTGAGTTAGAGTTTGTAACGGATTGGTCTCCACCAGACTCTGTTACAAAATGCTCTGCAAATCCAATAGCAAAGA